AGCTACGGCCTGATGGGCTTCTTCCCGAAGCTTCTGGTGGCACCGAGCTTCGGCACTTACGTTGCCATCGGCCAGGCGGTCGGTTCTCAGGACGCGACCGTAGCGTCGGGCATGGCAACGCTGGCCGCGGTAATGCGCGCGGTTTATTTCGTCGATTGCCCTCCGGGGACCACGCCAGCAACGATGCTGTCGAACCGGGGGGCGTCGGGCAATTCGTGGAACACTTCGGACAAACGCGCGGTGCTGTGCGGGCCGCAGGAGTTGGTGCTTGACACCGGGATTGCTCCGACTGGAATCGGGACGAATCCGGTGACCGGAGTCGCGGTCCTGACTTTCGCCAACGTCGCACACGCAATGCCGTTTTCGCCCTTCGTAGCAGGGGCGACTTCGGGCAACGATGCGGTCCAGGGCTACTGGTGGTCAGCCTCGAACGTGCAGGTCATCGGAGTGCTGGGGCCTGACGTGTCGATCTATTCGAGCTTCCTCGACGCCGCCAGCGATACCAATACGCTCAATAGCCAGGGGATCGTCACTGCGTTTCAGGCGTTCGGCACCGGCTATCGGGTGTGGGGCAATCGCAGCGCGGGTTATCCGTCTTATAGTTCGCCCGATGTATTTATCGCCATCCGGCGCGTGATGGACGGCATCGAGCAGAGCGTACAGCTTGCGATGATGCAATTCCTCGACCAGCCGATTAACAATGCGCTGATCGCCAGCATCCTCGCCAGCGTCAACAGCTTCCTGCGCACGCTGATAGGCCGGGGCGCGCTGATAGCAGGGACCGCGACGTTCAATCCAACGGAGAATCCGGCGAGCCAGCTAGCCAACGGGCAGCTTGTGTTCGATATCGATTGCATGCCGCCACCGCCGGCGGAGCGGCTGACGTTCAACGTAACGATAGACACGACGTTGCTGAGCCAATTGACCGGCGCAGCGCAAACAGCGAGCGCGTAGTTTTTGCCCTCTCCCTGACGGGAGAGGGTGGCTAGTGTCACCGGCTTTAGCCGGTGCAGATGACAGGCTAAAGCCTGTGCCACAGGTGAGGGACCAACAGCGACAGGGAGGGAGGGACTTTGGAGGATTGCAAGACCGTCCTGCGACAGATCCGCAGGCTAACGGAGCAGTGGATGGACTGCGAATGCCTTGGTGGACGTCCCCGCTGCATTGATTGCATTGGGGGGATTTATTAGTTGGCAGACGCCTTTTTGGCGCGTCAAGAATTTTCTGAAGGTCCCTCACCCGCCGCGCAGAGCGCGGCGACCTCTCCCGACAGGGAGAGGCATTAGGAGAGAGTATGTCACTAATTGACGTATCGCGGGTTGTAAACGCCAATATCTACATCGATGGCGCTTCGTTGTTGGGACGGGCGGACGAGGTCGAGCTATCGTGGCCCAAAGCCAAGATGATTGACCACAAGGGGCTTGGCATGTTCGGCACGGCTGAGTTTCCAGCCGGCATCGACAAGCTCGATGCGAAGATCAAATGGTCGTCGATTTACAGCGAAGTGCTGCAGACGATGAGCATTTTCAAATCGCATCAGTTCCAGATCCGCGCTTCGGTTGATCAGTACACTTCGCAAGGCTTGACGGCACAGACGCCGTTCGTCGGCCTGATGACGGCGCAATTCAAGGATGGCGGTCCGCTCAATTTCAAGCAGCATGAGCAGGTCGACTTTCCGTCCACGCTGGTGGTTTATCACTGCGAATATTACCTGGGTGGCACGCAATATCTGCTCTACGATGTGCTGGCGAATTTATATGTTGTCAACGGCGCCGACCAGCTCGCGCAATTCCGGGCGAACATCGGAGCAAGTTGATGCAATACGCCTATAGCACAGTCTCCGACGCATCGCTGACGGAGCTGAGCCGCTGCGGCATCGCGGTCGAAGAAAGTATGCTGCCGCAGCAGTTCTACGACCTGTTTCATGGTACGGGCGAGCGGAGCGGCGAGCATCAGCTGATGGTGGCATTGCTGGAAGATGCGCTGCATTGCTGGCTCCAAGCGGCAAAGCGCAGCATCCATACGACGGTAAGACAGGAGAAGGAGCATCGCGAGGCCGATGCATGGATTTTCGGTGGGGACAGCCTTAAGCCTGTCCCACTGCTTACTTTCGAGCAGGTCTGTGGCTGGCTGGATCTCGATCCTGAATATGTCCGGTCCGAGCTGCTCAAAGTCGGCGAGCCGGACGGCAGCATATGCCCGACGCGCTACAGGCGCTCTATGGTGAGAAGCCAACGCGGGCTGCGCACGAGAGTCAATTTGCTTAGAAAGCGGTCAGCAGTCAGCGGCCAGCAATCAGCCAGAGAGGGCCGATTCTGAATCTGGCTGATTGCTGAGAGCTGAAAGCTGATAGCAACATATGTTTGCGATGCTGGGTGAAATCGTCTTCGAGGTGCTGAACTCGCCGGAGACCTTCAAGCTCTCGGGCGATTACAGTTATGCCGAGCATAAGGTGGTCGAGGCGCCACCGCTGCTTCAGTGGCTTGCGAATGATTTGCGCAAGATTTCGATGGAGCTGGGATTCCATATTGCTTTTACCAATCCGCTGGCGCAGATGGCGCTGCTCTATGCAGCGGCCGATCTCCATCAGGCGCTGCCACTGGTGTTCGGCAACGGCGTATTCCGGGGCTTCTTCGTCATTGAATCGATCGAAGAAACGCATCAGCAACTTGCTGATGACGGCAGCTTTATTGCAATCTCGGCGCGGCTCGAACTGCGCGAATGGATCCTGGGGGCGGAGGCCGCTGCGTCGTCAACCCCCTCTCGGCAAAGTGGGACAGGCTTTAGCTTGTCGTCTCCGCCTCCTGGGATCGTGCAGGTGCCGCCGGCGGCGGCAAGCGTTCAGGCGTCAGCAGTCAGCGGTCAGCCAGAGCCGTTTGATTCGGCGCAGCCGGTGAGCGCGGCGAATCAACTGCCGGCCTCTGCGATTGTGCAGTTGAGTAATCTGGGGGTGCCGCCGGGGGTGACGTACAGTCCAGCAGCGTATGCGCAGCCAGGCGTGAGCGCGTTGGTGGGGCCGGGGCCGGTAGCGGCGAGACCCGGCAATCCCAACAGCGTGCCACCGCCGCAGATCGTGAGGATGGGGTGATTCTGTCTCCTCCTCCGTTGTTTGACACGTGGGAGCGCCAGCGAAGCCGAAGACGGAGCGGTGAGCCAAAGCCCCGAGCGAAGCCGAGGGGTAACGAGTCTGCGAGGTGCGAATTAAGAACGAAGGAGGGGGTGCAGGAAACGATGATCGCATTAGCGAAGGACCTCGGCGGTGCAAATACAGGCACCCCCTCCCTTGCCACGCCCCATGTGAAGCAATGGGGGAGGGGATAAGAGATGGCTACCCAATTCATCACGACTACTACTGTCGCGGGGCAAAGATGGGACCAGCTTGCATATCAGTATTACGGCGATGCGACTTTGTTCGGGCCGATCGTGCAGACCAATCCGCAGATACCGATTGAGGCAGTGTTCGAGGCGGGGCTGACGATTGGCATCCCGATTCTGATGCAGAACCAGGCGGTGGGCACGCCGACTGACTTGCCCCCGTGGAAGCAATCTTAGGAGTCATCATGGCAGCAGGAATCATCGCAGCAATCATGCTCGCGCTTCAGCTTTTCCAGGCAGCCTCACCGCTGCTGGAATTGCTCTTCACGTATCTAGCCAAGTACCTGGCGCAGAATGCGCAAACAGCCTGGGCCGACAAGGCAGATGAGCAACTCGCCGCGGCGACTGAGGCGGCTAATCGCATCGTGTCGCAAGTGACGACAGATCCGGTGATCGCGCAGATTCAGGTCGCCGCGCTGTATCCGACGATTGCAGATCTCGAAACGAATTTCCCCGGCATCTGCCAGTCAATCATAGCGCGGCACATCCTCATGGCGGACGTGCCGGGCGTATCGCACGGTATGGCGGCCAAGCTGGTCGAGGGCGCCCATGCGCAGATGGTGATGGGGAGAGCTGTCAGCGGTCAGCAATCAGCCGTCGGCCAGAAAGAGGGCTGATTCTGAATCTGGCTGATTGCTGAGCGCTGATTGCTGAGAGCTTCTTAGTGGCTGGACTGCTGAGATATCCAGTTCGCGCGCCAGCGTATCTGCTTAACTATGCGGGGGTGAACATCACCACAAACATTACAGCAATGGTGACTGAGTTCACATATAGCGACAAGGCGGAGGACTACAGCGACGAGCTACAGGTAACTCTCGCGGATCGCGGCCACCAATGGCAGATCTCCTGGTTCCCGACGCGCGGCGATACTGTCACTGCGCAGATTGGCTACCAGGGTGAGCAGATGCTCGACTGCGGGAGCTTTCAGGTGGACGAGCTGGAGCTGACGGGGCCGCCGGATACGTTTCATCTCAAGTGCGTGGCGGCGGGTATCACGCAGTCAATCCGCACGGCTCGCAGCGCCAGTTATGAGGGCGTGACTCTGCTCGATGTTGCCAACCAGGTGGCGCAGCGGCAGGGGATGACGGTGGTGGGCGCGCCCGAGAATATCAACGTCCAATTCGACCGCATCACGCAGAAGCACGAAACCGACCTGCATTTTCTGCACCGGCTGGCGATTGCGCACAATTACGATTTCTCGCTTCGCGGCAAGCCGCTTATCTTTTATTCGCGGACAGCGCTGGAGAACATGGCGAGCATCGCCACCGTATTGCGTCAGTCGGTAAAAAACTTCGAGTTCAAGATCAAGACCCAGCAAATCTACCTGAGCGCGAGCGCGGCTTATCAGAATCCCGACCAGAAGCAGCTAATCTCTGCCAGCCAGGCCGATTCAAACGCGCCGACGGCGGATGACCGCCACATCATCACGCGCGCCGAGACGCCGACTCATGCGCAGCTCAAAGCGGATGGCGCGCTGCATCAGACGAACAAGGACGAGGTGACCGGGAGAATCGAGGCGGAGGGGACGATTCTGTTGGTAGCCGGAGTGAATATCACGATTGTTGGGTTCGGCAAATTTGACGGCACATGGCATATCGAATCGAGCCGCCATCGGCTGGAGCGCTCCAGCGGTTATACGACCGAGATTGAGGCAAGGCAGTTATGAGAAGAAAGCTTTCAGCCATCAGCGCTCAGCTATCAGCCAGATTAAGATTTATTTTCTGGCTGACCGCTCTCTTGATCATTGCTGATAGCGCGTTCGCGCCGAACGCGCGCGCGCAGCTCACAGGGGCAGATTTCTGCCAGGGGCGGGATCCGGCCAAATCGAGCGCCGCGATTTCCATCACGTCGAGCGGGGCGGGCGAGCATCAACTGGTGGCGGCCGTGGCGAATCAGGCGGTCCAGGTCTGCGCCTTTGTCTATGACTTGGGCGGCACTAATCCGACAGCCGAGTTCGATTACGGCACGCAGACCTCGACGGCATGCGATACCGGGACGACTGCGTTGACTGGCGCAATGACTGCAGCGTCGCGAAGTGTCGAGGGACCGCTCGATTTCTTCACCGTGCCGGCCGGGAATCAGCTTTGCTTGAAGCTCGGCGGCACGTCGCCGACCGCAGTTGGAGTCATTACCTATGTACAGAAATAAGTTGCGTGGCAGCAGGGAGATAAAAAAATAATGGTTCGAGAGCATCCCAAAACACTACGAGCCGCGATTCTTGCTGCCGCGCTTTTGCTTTGCGGTGGGCGAGCCATTGCGGTTTGCACTCAGCATGGGACCGTCACTTCGTCGTCGACCGCGATTGT